GTTTCTACAGTTATTATTTTAGGAAAGTTACCTCGGTCAATCAACTCTTTTAAGATTGCTTGCATTCTGAGTTGTTGTAACATAGGTTCACCCCCAGTAAAAGCAAGCATGTTTTCTTGACCTGTTTCTGGGTGTGTGAATTTACTGTGGGGCAATAAATTTTCAAACTTATCAGCAGCGCCTTCTGGTGTAGTGTCTTGTGCCAAATGTTTGAAACGCTTAGACCATGAGTATGAAGAGTCACAGCCGTATTCCCAAACTGGCAATTCTTCAACTGCAATTACGCTATCAGGATCAAAGTCTTTATATGGAAGTTCGTAAGAAGATTCGTCAGCAGGATCTTGCTGACCGAAACCATTACATTCTAAGTTGCATCCGAAAAAGCGAAGCCATACTGTAGGTGTTCCGGCAAGTTCAGCTTCGCCTTGGAAGCTGTAAAACATTTCGGAATAGCGAATCTTCATAATATAAACCTATTTCTATCAGTGTTAGAAGCATTATATTACTATTTAGGTCAAATGTCAAGTTCTTCTTCTTTGTCAAAATATTTCGGTCTTCTTTTAGGTGCCTTATTGTCCGAAACAGTTTTTAAATTCTGCTTATCCTTAGCATTAAGATCAACTTGAGTCTGAACCCATTTTAAATATTCATAACTACCGGAGTCTCCTTCAACTTCATCCAATAGCTGCTGCAAATCAATACTCTGTAAATAATTCATAGCCGTTTCAGTTTGCCTAGCTTCTTTCTTGATACGGCGAATAAAAGAATAGTATGTAATCTGTGTAAAATATGCGAAAGGGTTTTTAGATTTTTCTGGATTAAATCTATCAGCATAGCGCAGGCAGTTTTCAATGCCGTCTAGTATCATTTCATCTCGAAAAGTATAATTTACGAAATTGGATTTGTATGCCAAGTGATTTGATATTTTAACAAAACATTCGCCAAGATAATTTGTACACTGTGGTGTAGGCTCATCGTTAGCTATTGCTTCATCCCATTCTTTTTTCCACTTACTTATTTCTTGATAAAATTTGCTATTATCAACATAATGGGCATTTTTCTCTTTGTTCATTCACTACTCCAAAATAAAATCATAATGTAATAATACTATAAATTTTTTTCCCTGTCAAGTGAATAAAATGCTTGACAAAGATTTGCCAGGTTGTTATACTTGTATTGTTAGGAAGAAAGGGAAGTTCTAATGATAAATCTTTCCCTTCCCATTAATTATTTTATCTAGCTGTTCGTCTAGATAATCTAATTCTTCTTTATCCATTTTCTGTATGTCTTCAGGAAGTTCTTCTTCTTCTTCTTCTTTTTCTTTGTAAAAATTGCCTTCAAAAGAAATTGTTCTTTTGTAAACGGTTTCAACCATTTGCTCATAGGATTCCCAAAGCCTTTCACTCAATGAGCATGTAGATACTATAGAAATTTCTTGTATAATTACATCACAATCATCAGTCATTACAAGATATGGTCGCAGAACCATATTTTCTCCTATAATATTACCACTATCATCTGATATAGGTTTAGCAGCAACTTCTAAAGGGTAAGATATGATTACATCTTTTTCATCAAAATATACATCTCCAACTATATTAAGTCCATTAATTAAATTTACAATCCTGTAATTATTTTGCATTTATTGGTACCTTGACGAGTTTGTATTTAAAACCTTCTTCATTATATATTTTTACTCTTTCTACCATATGACCTAGTGTGTAGTTCTTTTTTGATTTCCAAGATATATCGTCTCCTATATCAAAAAGATTGCAACTAGTTTTGTTATCACCCTTTCTAAGTCCTCTACCAATAGATTGAAGATTTCTTATTCTAGATTTACTAGGACTTGCAAATACTATATTGTGTAAATTTCTAATATTGATCCCTGTAGAGAAAGTTCCGTATGATGCAACAATAATAGCATCATCTTTTGTTTCTGTTAAAGCCCGTATTTCTTCTCGCTGCTCAGTGTCGGTACCACCGTAAACAAAAAAGACATCTCTAGCATCTCCTACCTTATTATTTATAAGGTCATAAAGCACTTTACCGTGCTTCTCGACAAATTGAAATAGAACAAGGGTATTGCCTGTTTGTGTAGTGCAAAGATTTTTAAGAAATGTATTTCTAACAGGATGACTTATTAACCAATCCATTTCTTCTTGGTATGTCATTCCTTTAACTTCTTTTCGCTCTTTATCTGAATATTCTAATACAAGACAAGTTATATCAAGATTAGCTATTGCATCATTTTCCATCAATTTTTTAGTAGTGATAACTTTCTTTACTGTTCCAAATATACCTTCTAATACTAGCTTATGTGTCTTTGCTCCATCTAAGGTACCTGTAGTGCCTATTCTATATGGTGCGTTGACACACTTATCTAATATAGTAGTTAAAGATTTAGCTTTAAAGTTATGCGCTTCATCACCATAGACAACATCAAACTCTTCAAACCATTTCTTTGGGAATTTATATATTGATTGCCATGTAGATATAGTGATAGGATAATCTGTATTTTTTTCTTTGCCGCTGTATATTCTATGACAATGATTAGAGGCACTCCAGTCATCAGCAGAAGAATAATCTTGAAAGTCTCCATACATTTGTTCTACTAATGAAGTAGTCGGAACAACAATTAGTTGCTTTCTATCAAATCTTTGGTGATAACGAATCAGATTATAAATTATTAAAGACTTTCCAGAAGCAGTTGGAGACAATAGTAAAGCTCTTCCGTTGTTAATGGTATGCTTTACTGCCTCTGTTTGATACTCTCTTATTTCAATGTTTTTTCCTGCGCTTTGCAGATTTAAATTTTTAGCGAAGTTTTCAACATATTGAGTTGATACAGGATCACCCGTATTAACCATATCAATTTCTATAGTGTATTCCAGAGATTCAGAAAATTCTGTTAGATAAGGTAACAAACCAACATAAAGCTCTTGTCTATACATATTGTAGAGTCTTGCTTTACCGTCCCAAGCTCTAGCTCTATAGCTAGGCATAAATCTAGCACCAGGAACATCAAAGGTAAAGAAGTCGCAGATTTCCTGACCAGTACTAGGATCTGTTTCTACTTTAAGATATGCTTCATTCTTTTTTGTTACTTTAATCACTAGAAGCTGCCATTAGTGAATTTTTCCCATTCCACAGCGTTCTTAATATCCCAAGTTCTACTATTAAGAGATTTCATAATAGTTTCACATTGAAATACGCAGGTTTTAATATAATGAATTTTATCATCTAGTTTTATCATATCAGAATCACTGTCTATAAAATCATTCATTTCATTTTTTAAAGGCTGTGGGCCGAGATATTGTTCCCACTTTAACACTTCTAATTCTTCTTTAGATAACTCTCCACGAAAATATTTCCACTTATACTGTCGAATAAGTTTCCTCTGCGATTCAACTTTTTGTTGATGCAGTTTAAAGTTAGTTAAGTGACTCAAATATTTTGAATGTAGTATAGGAGTTTTAGTAGACTCAGCCCCAAGGTTTAATTCATCTATCTTAGAGTCTGCTGCCCACTCATCTTGTAATTGTTTCAATGTAATCATGATAAATCCTCATAATGTATAGTATATTTATGGCGATGTAATTTTGTATTGTCTATATCTAAAAGACGCAACTCCTTGGAAATACTCTGTGCTGCCAGAACTAACTTCAAACTCAAGACCACTCAAAGCAACAGGAAAAGCGTCTTGAAATACTATCGTTTTAATCGTATTATTGTTTGAGTCAAGTATAAACAAAGATGCGTCACTGAAGTTACCTAACGCTTTTTGTTTTGTTGGGTTTATGGTAGGAAATCGATATGACTGACTATTGGAAAAGTCAGTATATTGTTTGTGGCTTTCAGGAAACCCTAAGCCGATTAGCCATTCGTATATTTCATTGTAGTTATTCATGTTTTCTTGAATCAGAAAACGTATGGTCAGTTCGCCGTAAGAAAGTTTATCACCTGGCTGATAGTAATCGACTAAAGGCGTAGCGACTTGGGGAGATCCCATTGAAACATCTGGAATATTTGCTGACTGACAGAAAAATGAGACGCTCGGTAAATTGTGAATTAAGAACTTAAAGCCGTTCGGTTTAAGATAGTCTAGTTCACCTGGATTACCAGCGTCCCATGTTGATTCAGTTACATTTGCTAAAACATCAACCATAGTAGTTACCTTTTAAGTTACTACTATTTATAATATCTTTACCTCGTGATTTCTTAACAAAGATATTCTAGGAGCATAGTCTTCGTTTGAAACCAAATGTACGCAAAATACAAGATATGCTATAAAAATTTTAGAGAATAGCATTAGCGTATAATATTACCGCTGGGATAAACAGAGATAATACCACTGGTACGGCAGTTTTAGTAAATTCAATAACAATGTCGGTCTTTCTGAGTTGCATCTTCTTTTTTCCTTGCCTTTTGAGCAAATTAGATTATAAAAATGAGTAATGGGTATTTTACTCACTACTATATATAAAAAGCAGGATGTCAAAAAGTAACAAAAACGACAAAATACTGTTACTTTATTTCGCAAAATGAAAATATGTTTTCAAAAAGGAATGCTATGAGTGTCAATATTCTTGATCACCATTAAAGGCAGAGTGCCCTTCAAAGTACATTTGGATCATAACGTGTATAGCAGTGTCCACTACAATGAGTATTAGACACATCACATAGAACACAGGAGACATTGTTATTCAACGGTAAAGCTAAAAGACCTACTAACTGTGTGACCATCTGCTCCTACAATAGCAGCAGTTACAGTAAATTTTCCTTTAACCATATTATCGACAGCTATGCTATAATCTTTCTTACTTTCTGGGGTTATTTTAAAATCGCTGTCTAGCTCAACACCGTTTTCTGATGTAACAGAAAGTTTGAGCAATCTCACATCTTGATTGAAAGATAGGGAAACCCCTGCTGCTGACTCAACAATCGAATCAGCGGCAGGAGTAGTTTCTAATAGCTTAGGATGTGCTTGTACAAATAAAGGTGCTGCTAACAAGCACAATCCTACAAAAGCTAACATCTTCTCCATTTTAGCTATTCTTGAAGTACATAGTGACTTCAAAGCCAAGACGGATTTTTTGGTAAGTTGGTTTAGTCCACATAGTTTTTCTCCTTATTTTAGGTTTTTCCATGTCATTGCGCCAAAGAACATTTCGTCCTCTGACATTTGTCCCCAGGGTACTGAACGCTCGGGATCCGGGTTAGCAGGATTCATTGCTGAATTGTCAAACGCACCATCTACAGTGATAGTGGTTCCCGCTGGAATAAACTTAGGCTCTGTCCAGGTGTACGCAAGCTGCCAATCATAGTCGTAGTTAGCAACATTGATTAGGTCTTCTTGTGTGCCGTCAGGGTAGTAAGCTACTGCCTTCATGCTCTTACCTCGCCAGTGCATATGCGGCAAGAAAGTATGTAGTTCAATATCGTTGCGAGTCTTGATGCTCTTTGTTTGTACAAAGTTAGGATCGCCTGGAGGAATGTTTGTCCATGAGTCAGGGAAGATACATGCACACATACCCGTCATTCTTTCTTCGGGTACTTCATCTTCTGGGTAGAACCAAACACCGAGCTTACTACGGTCAATTGCGGCAGTGCCGTTTGTAGTATAGTGAAGTTGCAGTTGCAGACTTGAACCTGCTTTCAGTAAGCCCCCAGTGTTTTCAGGGAATACTGTTGCTGTGCCACCAGGTACATAAGCTGCCAAATCAACTTGATCCGCATCTCTACCTGACTGATTACCTAAGAAGCCACCAAAGCTAGGCTTTGACTCAGGTCCTACTAGCTGATTCAATGTGTGATGTAGTACAGTACGGTCACCGGGCAGCCACTCACTTGCTTGCACCCAACGATCCTCATCAAGAGGAATATCTACTGTAACATAACGATATGGAATCATGCCTGATGCTGGAATTTCTTGTGCTGGTAGATCAATAATCAAATCTGGTTCTCTGCTCAACTCCAAAGCTCCAGTCCACTTTGTCTCAGGTACGTCATATTGACGCAATGGGTCTTGTGCAAAAGCCAGTGATGGCAATATTAAAAATGCTAACCATTTATTCATCGTAGTCTCCTGGTGAACCATTAGCGATCCACTGAATAAGTTTTTGTTGTTCTTCGTTAGTTAAATTCATGTCATTCGTAAACTCACCTATCGTTGGATCTAATTGTCCAGGTGGCATGCGTTTAGTAAGTAGTGCTTCACTTATTGCAGGGCCAAATGCTTGAACAATTACATGATCAGTCATTGCCCATGGTCCAATACCACCGTACCTATGACACGTTACGCAATTGTCAATAAGTATAGGTGCTATATCATTAGTATAAGAAGGCTCACCCCAATCAGTTTCTATTGGTTCACCTTCTTCTATGATAGACCTAAATCCAATCTCACCTGTGATTGGATCCATGTACACAACTTCGTTTAATTGTGTAAGACCCAAAGACTTTGAGACTATTTTAGCATCATCCATCAACATAGGAACATTTTCAAATACTGTGTTTTGTTCTGTATCCCTAGGTTCGCCAGTAGGATTTAGTAAGAAAAATTTAGTTTTCTCAGTACTACTTCTATTGACTGTAGCAAAGAATCTTAGCTTTGCTTCTTCGCTACTCTGTGCTGATGCTGTCATTATAGCAATTGTATCATAGTTACCATAATATCTCATCAAATGATAATTGCCTTCTGTATCAAGGAGGGCAAAATTTTGGGCTGATGCTGCAAAAGACAACATCATTAAACATAATATTCTAATCATTACTCAAAACCTCTTCAACATACTTTCCAAACAATTCAATTTGTTCGTCTGTAAGTGCAGCAGACATACCAAACATAGTAGTACTCATATCACCTCGATAGACATTGTTTCTATAATCGGTCAATGCTTCAATGACGTACTCACTCGTTAATATATTTAATGAAGGGAAGCCAGGCTTCCCCTCACCTTTATTACCATGGCATGTAGCACATACTCTCCAATTTGTTTCAATACTACTAAAATCCGTTTCTTGTGCTGTTGCAAATTGAGTCAAAAGACCCATCAATAAAATAATTCTAATCATCACTTGCTGCTAAACTCCTTGCCTCACTTTCTCTACGTTCGGCTAATAATGTTTCATAACCTTCATCGTCTAAATGAGTGATAGCAATCCAAGCATGTGACATTTCATCACCTGTTCGACTACCACCTACTACCCACATATCAGGATCAGGGTTGTTGGGATTATCAGCAGTATTATCATACCACTGCTTGAGTACTAAAACTTCGCCAGGTGCTAATAATGGAGCAGCATCTTCAGCATAGATATGGCTGTGATGCCATGTCGCACTCCATTTAGAAATCTGGCTAACTGACGTTGTACGACCCGTCTTAGGATCAAAAATCTCTAAGCTGGCAGCATTCATACGAAGGTGTCCGTGAGGCTGGAAGCTGTCGATTCGTACAGGATGA